TGCCAAGGTTGCATTAACTTTGGCGGCCAAATCTTCAACGATTGTCTTGGCAGTCTCACGAATATCAGCAAAATTAACTTCGCCAGTTTCTTCGCACTCCACAACTTTTACGCCAGGAAAAGTTTTTTCGTGACGAAAGCGGCGACCAGCTGCATTCTCAATCAGGACATAGTATTTTTCAGCGATGAAAGGGTGACCGTCACAAGCGAGACCGGCTTCGTAAAGGTCAGATACTGCATATGCTTGGTAAGTTGCGTTCATTTCGTTTTCCTTAGAGTTGCGTTATTGAGGAATTGATAATATCACATTTACCGAACTTGTCAAATCACCTACAAGTTAGTCAAGTATTCTATCATCTACAATGTGGGTTGCTGGTTCATGCTTCCAGCAGTTGCCTTTGGGGATCGGTTCGCTGATCCCCTTTTTTGCCTGTACACTTGACGCTTTCCACAAAACATGGTTAACATTCTAGACATGAAAATCGCACAGCAAGCAATTCTGGACATAAAAAACAAGGTGGAGTCTGCCGGATTCAAGATGTCTGACCTCTCTCGCGTGTCAGAGATCAATCAGGCGCAGATCAGTCGCTGGCAGAACGGCATCACAGAGCCACTCTACAGCACCGTCATTCGCTTGGATGAGGCCGCCAATGCGCTGGTGTCAGCACGCATGACCATACTGAACAAGGCCATGGAAGAGGCCGTCAAATGAGCAAATACAGCATTGGCATTGATCCTGGCCTCTCCGGCGCAATCGCCATCATCTCGCCCGAAAGCCTCAAGATATTCGATATGCCCACCATGACGGTTGAGCGCAACGGCAAAGCCAAGCGGCAGGTCAGCGCCAGCGAGTTGGCCGAGATGCTCTACCTGTACTCCGGCAGAGACTGTCATGCCTACTGCGAGCGCGTAGGAGCAATGGCGGGCCAAGGCGTGACAAGTGTCTTCAGCTTTGGCCGCAGCTTTGGCATGATTGAGGGCATTCTGGCCGCGTTCAAGATGCCGGTTACCTTTGTACCGCCAGCGACTTGGGTGAAGGCCGTTGGCCGTGGACAGGGTAAGGATGCCAGCCGCGCTCGCGCCATGGAACTCTTCCCATCAGATCAAGATCAATTCAAACGAGTCAAAGACGATGGCCGCGCTGACGCTGCGCTGATTGCCCACTGGGGGTCACGCCATGCAGGATAAAGAACGACAGATATTGCGTGAGCACATCGTCTGGCTTGGCACTCAACTGGAACAGCAACGCAAAGCCAATCAGGACAAGATCGTATTACTCAAGCGCATCCTCGATCCGGAAGACCTCGGCCATGCAGTCAGCCACGAGGTGCGACAACTGGCTTATCAACTGGTCATCAATGACCATCATCTAGAAAGAGACACATGGCAATCAAACAAAGAAGGTTAAGACCGTCAGCTTCATCGCGCTGGATAGCGTGTCCTGGCTCGGTGAAGCTCTGCGCTCAAGTACCGCAACGCCCATCAGGTGAGGCCGCACAGCGTGGCACAGCCATTCACGCGCTGGCCGAGACTTGCTTTCAACTCGACACCGACCCCATGAAGTTTGTTGGTGAAACTATTGAAGGCGTGACTCTGGACGCTGACGATTGTCAGATGGCCTTGGACTACTTGAATGAGATTTGGCACATTGAAGTCAAGACCGAGCGCATGAATGTCGAGTATCCGGTTAAGTACCAGAGCAAAGAATACATAGAGGTTGGCGGCACTGCCGATGTTGTTGGCTACTCAATGTTTGCAGGCACTGTTTATGTCGTAGACCTCAAGACCGGCAAGGGCTATGTGTCTGAGGACTCTACCCAGCTCAAGATATACGCGCTGGCTTACACGCAGGGCATGAGCCGCGATTGGATAAAAGAATTTCAACTCACCATTGTTCAGCCCTACTCTGGCGAGCCTCGCACACTGGTGATGACAGCAGCCGATATGTGGGAGTGGGAAGAGAAAGTCTTGCGGCCTGCAATGATCGCCACCCAACTCGATGATCCACCTCTGTATATGTCTGAGTCAGCTTGTCAGTGGTGTGACGCGAAGACCATTTGCCCTAAACAGCAACAGCAATTCGATGTCGTGGCCAAACAACAGGACATCACCAAGCTGGACAAAGAAGAGATCGCAGAGGTGATGAAGACGCTCACACCGGATCAGATCAGCGCCATTCTGGACAAAGCCAATCATGTTGAGAAATTCATTGAGGCCGTCAAAGAGCACGCATTGCAGTCCATGGAGAAGGACGGCATGGTGCTGCAAGGCTGGCAGTTGCAACCCAAACGCGCAACGCGCAAGTGGTTAGATGGCGACAAGGCAGCCGACAAGCTGGCCGAGTTGGGACTTACCCGAATTCAAATATTCGACACGACACTAATTACTCCAGCGGCAGCAGAGAAACTGCTACCAAAGGAAAACAGAGTTATCTTGGACGATCTCACGGTCAAGATATCAAGTGGACTCACACTTGCGAGAGATCGCAGTCTGAGTCAATAATGCAACCCCTGAACTTTAGAAAGCAAAACGCAAAATGCTAAACCTCTCATCTGCTGGCGGCTCTGGTAACTACATCCGCTTCTCTCCCCAAGCCAACGCTTGGACAAACAATCTTGGCGAGGAAATCCAACTCAAGAAGGTTGTCTTTGACATCAATGATGTGCAAACCGGTTGGCTGCAACTCGGTGTAGGTATCCGCGATTGGCAAGCCGATGCAACGCTTGGACGCAAAGGCGCACAACCAACACCGGACCACAAGCGCGGATTCATCATCAAGTTTTACAACAAGGAAATCGGCTTGGTGGAATGGTCATCCAACGGCGTAGGTCCTAACATGGGGCTTCAAGCTCTATACGAGGCGTGCGCGGCACAGCAAGCCGCCAATGCTGGCAAGTTGCCTGTGCTGGAATACATTGGCTCTAAACTGGAAAAGATCGGTAAAGGCACTACGCGCATTCCAGCGTTCGCAATCATCAGTTGGATTGATCGTCCCGCTGGCATGGACGCTGAAGGTGCGGATCACTCTGCGCCATTTGCTGCTCCGGCTGCCGCACCAGTTGCACCACCAGCGCCAGCGAAGAGCGTGATGGCCGCAGCAGTGGCTGATGACGAAATGTTTTAACTGATCGGCTTTAAGCACCGCTGGGTAGCACCAGCGGTTTTTTTTCCTCTAAAAAATACAACATGAAATATCTCTCACTTTGCAGTGGTATTGAGGCGGCAACAGTAGCATGGCATCCCCTTGGATGGGAGGCAGTAGCGTATTCAGAGATCGAAAAGTTTCCATCTCAGGTGCTGGCGCACCACTACCCACAAACGCCAAACCTTGGCGACATGACGAAATTTAAGGAGTGGTCAATTGAATCAAATGTCGATCTTCTCGTTGGAGGAACTCCCTGCCAATCATTCTCAGTCGCAGGACTCAGAAAAGGATTGGATGACCCGCGTGGCAACCTCATGCTTACCTATCTTGCCATTGCTAAACAATATCGCCCCAACTGGTTGGTCTGGGAGAACGTCCCCGGCGTTCTGTCCTCCAATGGAGGACGGGACTTTGGCAGCTTCCTTGGAGGGTTGGCAGAATGCGGGTATGGGTTCGCATACAGGGTGCTTGACGCTCAATACTTTGGAGTGGCACAGCGCCGCCGCCGTGTGTTCGTTGTCGGATACCTTGGAGACTGGCGATGTGCCGCAGCGGTTCTTTTTGAGCGCCACAGCCTGTCAGGGAATCCTGCGCCGAGCAGAGAAAAGAGGGAAGACCCTGCCAAGTGCCTTACACGAGGCGCTGGCCAGCGTTACGACTTTGAAACAGAAGACTTGATTCCAGCCTACGGCATACCTGGCAACTGGATTGGACGCAAGCCTGAGAACGGCGGCAACGCCACAGAGCCGATGCATGACATTGCACCATGTCTCACTAAGGCTGATCAGCATGGCGTGGCGCAACCCATCTGCCTGATGGATCAAGGCGGTAGCGTGATGAACATTGAGCACGACATGACAGGAACTCTTAGGCGTGAAACGCATGGGCATGAACCTATCGTGATGCAACCTATTCCATCCAGCGCCCAAACGGCATGGTCAATGAACTTAATGTCTCCTGGCCGTAAGGTTCGCGAAGATCATGGCGTTGGCGCTCTTACACAACAATGCCATTGTCCTAGACAAGGAAATGAAGCAGTAGTAATTCAACAAGCCATGGCAGTGCGCCGACTCACGCCAAAGGAATGCGAGAGACTCCAAGGCTTTCCCGACAACTACACCGACATCCAAGCCAAGGGCAAGCCAACGCCAGACGGTCCAAGATACAAAGCCTTGGGCAACAGCATGGCAGTGCCTGTCATGGCATGGATTGGGCAACGCATAGAACAAGTAGAGGCAATATGCAAGCAGAACAAATAGCCAAGACGCTGGGCAACGCAAAGAAAGCAAACGGTCAGTGGGTGGCGAGTTGCCCTGTACCGAGTCACGGCAAAGGCAACGGCGACAAGAATCCATCACTCAGCATCGACATCAATGATGAGGGCAAGCCTCTCTTCCACTGTCATGGTGGGTGCAGCCAAGAGGATGTCTTTCACACCATCAGAGCATTGAACTTGCTACCGGAACTCTTGGAAAGACCAGACCCACTCGCCAACATCAGACCAATCCCAAAGGTGGAATTCCAGCAGGAGTGGATTTACACCGATGAAGACCGTCAGCCGGTATTCGTTAAGCAGCGGCTGCGCGTAGGGGAGTCAGGCAAGACATACCGTCTGTACAAGATTGACGAGGCAGGCCGAAAGCAGAGCACGCTGTCAGACGCACGCATCGTTCCCTACAACTTACCCGCGCTGCTGGACGCGAAGACCGCAGGCAGAAACATCTTCCTAGTTGAAGGCGAGAAGGCGGCAGACGCGATCAAGTCAATTGGCATGATCGCCAGCACCGCGCACACTGGCGCTGGAAGCTGGCCTGCCGCCATCACAGAATACTTTGCTGGCGCTCAAGTGATCATCCTGCCCGACAACGATGTGGCCGGCTGGGGCTATGCCTACAAAGCGGCAGAGGCAATATTGCCCATCGTCAAGTCACTCAAGGTAGTTGACCTCGGTCTGCAAGGCCAAGGGGACGATGCCTACGAATTCATCGAGGAGGGCGGCGGCAGGGATAAACTGGTGGCGCTGGTCAAGGCGGCAAACGTCATCAGATCGTTGGATCAGCTAACGATGCCCGAACGGTTGAATCCAATTACCAAGTCATGTACACAAAACGAGGAAATGTGTACAGATCAACTGGATCATGTACAGAAAACAGCAGAAATTGAACATGAGTTTGCGGCAGAGCCAGCAGCACCACCAAAGCCGACAAAGCAAATCGCCATCGAGCACTGGGACTCGATACAAGATGAGCCGGTCAAGTGGCTGATCCACAGTGTGATTCCGGTGGGCGCGTTTACCGCCTTATATGGACCGCCAGGCTCATTCAAGTCCTTTATCGCGCTGGACATTGCCGAGTCAATCGCCACCGGCCGCACTTGGATGGGCAACGAAGTCACAGAATCCGGCGCTGTTTTATATATAGCCGGTGAAGGGTTCGGGGGAGTCGGTGCGCGGATCAAGGCGTGCAAGCAGCACCATCAGACAGAGGACGGTGCGCCAATCTATGTGATCAGACACCAGCTAAACCTCAGATCAAGTGTGGAGGACTTCAACGCGCTGATGGTGGCCGTAGAGACGCTGGTTATGGAAACTGGCATGGACTTTAAGTTGATCGTTGTGGATACGCTGGCGCGAGCGTTTGGCGGTGGAGATGAGAACTCGGCCTCAGACATGATGCAGTTTGTGGTGACCTGTGGACGCATACAGCAGATCGTGCAAGGCGCTGCGCTGATGATTCTGCATCACAGCGGCAAGGACTCAGCCAAGGGAATGCGGGGATCGTCTGCGCTCTTAGGGGCGGTGGATACCGAACTGGAGTTGATCAGGTTTGAGGATTCTATGAAGGGCATCATCAGAACCGCCAAGCAAAAGGACGGTGAAGATGGGACGCGCTACGGCTTTGAGATGGTCAAAGTCGAACTGGCAGCGCCAGCCGGATCACTGCAAATCGGTGACCCAATGACCAGCTTGGCGGTGCAAGCGTCAGATTCAGCCAAAACAGATCACACAAAGATGACCGAGAAAAAGCCACCAGCCAACAAAGATGGTGGCAAATGGCAGCCATATGAGTTGCCAGCACTATATAGGGCAATTAAGAACAAAGGATTCACTGATGTAATAGATGGCGTAAGCCTGAAGGTGGTCAATATTGATGACTGGAAAGAAGAATTGACGCTACAAGCCAGTGCCTATGACGCTACAAAGACGCAAATCAGTAACGCAATTTGGACAGCAAAGGGGAGACTTAAAACTAAAAAATTGGGTGGACATCACGGCAAAGTCGCATGGCTTAACCAAGATGTTTTGACAAAAATGGCAAGTGAGGCGGCTTACAAATTCAACAATCAGCAATCAGAAGCGATCAGAAGCGATCAGAAATCAGACGCTTCAGATGATCAGAAATCAGAATCGGAAACGAGAGTCTATAAGACTCGTAGTTTCTGATTGTTCTGACGGCTGCTTCAGTAAATTTAGACAAGGATAAAAAAGATGGCAACAAAGAAAAGCTCAAGACAGCATCCAGTGGCGGTGAGTCCAAGTCCACAGGCAGATGCGTGGACGGTTTATGTTCAATCCAAGTTGGTGGAGTTGGAGGCCGCCAAAGCGGTCAGCGACAGGAAATGGGGAGAAAATCGACTGATTACTTTAGTAGACAGTGAACTCAGAGAGAAATTCTGGATTCAGAACAGCAGATTGCACCAAGCGATTGGCGCAAAGGATCGTGCGAAGTTTGATTCCAGTTTGGCGGGAATGGTCCGAGCGTATGCAGTGCTCGATCAGTGGGCAGCCGATCAAGGCATGAGTCCAGCCAGCGACAGCATTCCGAGGATTGAGTGGGAGATGCAGTCAGGTCAGGTTATGGTGATTGTCAGAACGGTCAACGAGACTCTGGCTATGCAGCGCGAGAGACAGGAACTGGACAACAAGTGTATTTGGAGCATGGAAGAGTTGGAGGTGATCTTCAACGATCCCTTTGTGCAGCAGGTCATTGCTGTCAAAACGTTTGATCCAACAGCAAAGGTGGTCAGCTTCAAAGCAAACGAGAAATTCGGTGGACAATCAGGCTTTGATGATTTAGAAAACGATCTTCATGCATTTGAAGGCGGTCAGCCAGAAATGAAATTCAACAGCAAACAAGCGGAGAAATACAAACATGGAACAAATTAAACGATTAGCGGACTTGATCAAGTCACTGGTACTGGACATCGTCCAGCGCGTTAAAACAGCTTTAAAGCGGGTCTGAGCGTGGCAGGAAGGCCGAAATTCAGGGAAGACATGGCATTGCTTGAGGATTTGCCCGATGACATGATTGTGTCCATGTTCGAGGCTGGCAAGTCGCAGACGCAGATTTGCTATGAGCTTGGCATCGGGCGCAGGGCGCTAGAGCAATGGATCGAAGATACCGATCCCTCTATAATTGCGCGTGCGCGCGCGAAAGCCGCCGATAAACTCGCGGTGGAGACTCTGGACATTGCTGACAGCATGGCCGACAGCAACCCGCAGCGCGATGTCCAGCGCATCCGAACTAGGCAATGGCTGGCCGAAAGGTGGGATCAGAAGACTTATGGCTTACAAAAAGCCGCCTCGGTAAACATCAACATCCAAGACCTACGCATGGCGGCACTGCGCCATGTCGAGGTTGTTGATGACTTATCCACAGAAAATCGCAATGGTTGAGCACATTGGCCTGTGCATAACTGCAAAGCGCCTGCAAAACGAGCAGAAACAGGCCAGTTATCCACATTTGACTTAACATAATGGACATCGTGTTAAATGGATATTGTAAGCAATCTGTAAGAAAGCATATGAATCAATGACTTACGCTGAAAAGATATCCACAGGCAGAATCAACTGTCAAGTGGCCGCGCCGACCGGCCTGCTGGCTGGCGCGGCGCGATGCCCCCCCCTTGCGATTTGCGGCGGGGGCGGTTGATGACGCAACCGAACACCTACCGAAATGACTGACCCGACCCCCACCACCCCCACCGCGAAAAAGCGCGTCCCGAAAAAAAATTCCGAGGACTTGCTGACGAATAACCCTTTTGTCGAATTCGTCAAGCTGTACAAGAATAACCCTGTCCTGTTTGTTAAGGAAGTCCTTAACACCGAGCCTGACCCTTGGCAAGTGGAATTCTTGAATCACATCGCGTCAGGCAGCAGACGCATCAGCGTGAGATCGGGCCACGGTGTCGGCAAGTCCACGGCTAGTGCCTGGGCGATGATCTGGTATCTGCTGCTGCGCTTTCCGGTCAAGGTGGTGGTGACAGCGCCCACCAGCAGCCAGCTCTACGATGCCTTGTTTGCCGAGGTTAAGCGTTGGGTAAAGGTGCTGCCGCCAATGCTGGCCGATATGTTGGATGTGAAACAGGACCGTATTGAGGTGATTGGCGCAAACGAGGAGGCGTTTATCTCAGCGCGTACATCGCGTGCCGAGCAGCCCGAAGCCTTGCAGGGTGTCCACAGCGATCATGTGATGCTGGTGGGAGATGAGGCATCCGGTATACCTGAGAAGGTGTTCGAGGCGGCATCTGGATCAATGTCCGGCCACAACGCCGTCACGCTACTACTGGGAAACCCTGTGCGTTCCAGCGGATTCTTCTACGACACGCATAACCGATTGGCGGGAGATTGGGTGACGATGAAGGTGTCCTGCGCCGACTCGCCGAGGGTGAGCGAGGCGTACATCGAGGAGATGAAGTCGCGGTACGGTGAGGAGTCCAACGCCTACCGAATCCGCGTGCTGGGTGAGTTTCCAAAGTCTGACGAAGACACGGTGATACCGATGGAGTTGTTGGACTTGGCGATGAATCGGGATGTGGTGGCCTCGCCTTACGCGCCACTGGTCTGGGGCTTGGATGTGGCACGCTTTGGCTCTGACCGTTCGGCGCTGTGCAAACGCCGTGGGAACGCGGTGACAGAGCCGATCAAGACATGGAAGAACTTAGACCTGATGCAGTTGACCGGTGCGGTGGTGGCCGAGTACGAGGCTTTGGCGCCAAGCGACCGTCCAACCGAGATACTGGTGGACAGCATTGGTCTTGGCGCTGGCGTGGTTGACCGTCTGCGGGAGTTGAAGCTGCCGGCCAGAGGCATTAATGTCGCGGAGTCACCGGCCATGGGCGGTACTTACCGCAATCTGAAGGCTGAACTTTGGTACAAGGCCAAGGCGTGGTTGGAGCAGCGTGACTGTCGGTTGCCAAAGGATGAGCTGCTGATTGCTGAGTTGGCCACCGTGCGTTATATGTTTACGAGCAACGGAAAGATTCAGATTGAGAGCAAAGATGAGATCAAAAAGCGGGGTTTGGCCTCACCTGACAAGGCTGATGCTTTCTGTTTGACCTTTGCATCAGATGCGGTGATTGGCATGATGGGATCGAAGGCTGGCAACAACTGGGCGCAACCGTTGAAAAGAAACCTCTCAAGGGTTGCATAATTGCGTTATGCGTCAACACGCATGGGGATTGCTTAATCTGCTGAGGGGGCGGTCTAGAACGCCATTAACCTAGGGCCGCAGTCTCCAGC